CCCACATCCTGTTCCATCTGCATTGCGTCCGCAATCTCATCCTTGGTGCTCGGAGCCACAATGGTTTCTGACACTGGTTCGTTCTTGAACACAACCTGTTGTTGCACCACATCAGTTGTGGCAGGCGCTGTTGGACTGGGAACACTCAAGGTGTCGTATTGCACATCTGCTTGTGCGACGCCGTTCCACTTTTCGCGACGCTTCTTCTTGCGCTGTTGGTTGCGAACTTTGTTGATGGCTTGCGCCACCACCTTAGGGGCCATTTCCCTATCTGCGGTGGTGGGTGAGTTTGTGGTTTTGTTGATGTTCTTGCTGTAACCGGCAGCTTCAAGGTCGTGGTTGGTCACATTCCACACGCCTCTAGGAACACTGTTTGCACACGGCCGGGTGCCACCGTAAACACGGAGATCGGGGGAACGCCCCATGACCGTAGATCCCCAAGCATCCACGCTCCACTGCATCTGTAGTTCCAGTTCAGATGCGTGGCAGTCACTACGCTCGGTTCCTACATTTTCGGGTGCCAAATTCATGGTCGACCGTACTTGTAGTTTGGGTGAGGCCCTAATAAACCTCTGCACCATCGTGTTCCACGACGGTGCTGGGCAACTGAGCATCCTCAGCACCAACTCACGAGACTTGGGCATCTCGGCAATCAAGTCGGCAATTTGCGCGAAAAAGCGGGGACCATGGAAGAACGCTTCAGCCTGAGCAGAGGCAATAGCTGCGGCCATCTGTTCGTCAGGGCTGACGCTGTGCGATGGCACCGTATAGCACAACATCTTGTAGATGCTCCGCTTATCCAAAGCTGCCAGCTTCATGCCTGGGAACTCCACATGGTCAACCCAAGTGCGCTTGAGAAAAGTGACCTCGCTCAAAGGTATGTAAGGGACAGATGGTGCGTCCTTTTGAGCCATAGTATACGTGATGCCAATACTAGAGAAGACTCTCTGAATGGACGTATGGTTGTAACTAGGCCTATCAGGGTGCACCTTGAGCGCGACGTCATCACCGAGTGTGATGCAAAATACCTTCTCGAAAAATTCCAGTGCCAGCTCGATGAAGTGGTCAACGCTCCGCTCTGTCGCGTGAATCACCACGTAAGCATAACAGTGAAGCAAGAGGTTGGCCAGGCAATTGAAAAACGTTGTCAACTGTTGGCCAGAAGCCTCACCACCAAGCAAAGTGATGAGTTCCCCGAAGAAGTTGATGGTAGCGTTGCTCAAATCGGCCAACCAAACCTTCAAGGCCATGAGCTCGTCTTCAGTGAAGTTGCCACTCAATAAAGCGAGGAACTCGAATATCTTGCTCACGCCATTGCTGATGAGAAGGCAGAGTACGGACTCGAAGGCTCTGTAATCACCCGCGACCCAATTGTCACCCGGTATCAGCTCGGAGAGTCGGAAGACGTCATCCCACTCCTCTGAATGGGTGTTCAAGCCCACGGCCATGCAGAAGAGGTCCCTACGCCTGATCATGACTCTGCACATACCCAAAGTGCTCATCCTCATGTTGGTGAGGAAAGCGAGTGGGCACATGTAGATGCACCTAGCTTTGCCGGCC